TCATCGATGGCAACCTGTACCCGAGCCATCTTGCCTGCATAAGTGTCAGCGTTAGCCGCTGCTGCTCCACCAAATAAGTCCGAAAGTTTGCTTTGAACATCAGTGAATGACATAGTTTTGAGTTCGGCTGAAGATAACCCGATGCCTAATTTGCCAAGTGATGTCGTGTTTCCGTCGTACGCGCGACCAAGTGCATTCGCGACACTTTCCAGCGGCTTACCTGTCGCAGTCGAAATATCAAGCGCGGTTGTGAGAAGTTCTTGAGCCTTCGTGATGTCCTGTGTACTTCGAGCTAGACGACCCAGCGCTGGACGAAGAGCGTCATCGGCAACTCCAGTGGCGAGTGAAGTCTGAAGAATGTATTGCTCGGTCGCTTTGATCTGGGCATTTGTTGCGCCAGTTGCATTCTTGAGAGCGAGTGCGAGTTGAGTCTGCGCCTTTTCATCGGCTACGGCAGCCTTTACGCCTTCGACGCCGATCTTGATGGCGTACGCGCCAGCGGCAGCAGCAGCAACGGCAAACGCCGCTGCCATTTTCTTACCGAAATCAGCAACCTTTGAACCGAAACCTTCGACTTCATTTTGTGCGCCTTTGACGCCTTTTCTTAATTCGTCGAAGTCCGCATCGAACGTGATCTTTACTTTTGGAATGCCAGCCATTAGTCGAGCCTCAATTCATGGACTACTTCTTGGATCATCTGTGAATATTCTTTTGCGACGATTGGTACGTAATAATCGACGGCAGGATTAATCCAGTATCCGCGACGATTTGAAGCGGCTTTGAAGCGATTGGTGTACTTGCGACCGATTGAGTCTGTACCGCTGTGAGAACCATATTCAGTGCCCCACAGCAGAGCGCCAGCGGGTGCGCGGGACTGGCGTACTTTTGCGCCTTTGCCGCTTTTGCTGACTTCGCCGCCGTATTTGCGTCCGACTTGTTTTGAGCCGCCTACATCGACGCGGATCATTCGATCGCGCTTTGCAGTGATTGTCTGTGCAACGAGTTTCGTCTGTGGCGCTGGCGCTGATTGTGAAAACATCATCAACTGTCCAGCCAAGCGCTGCGAAAGTGGAAACGCTCGATCGCGGACGATCTGCTGCGTTTCTTTGTCCATCGCATTAAGTGTCTGAATAAGGTTGCGAAGTTCAGCGGGATCGACTTCGATCTTGAATACTCCTGCCTTATTTGCCACTTCTTTTCTCCAGTATCTCGATTGCGGTCAATATGTCTTCGGCGGTTTCGAACTCACTTGATGGAAGCCCAGTTGCGATCCTGAGTTCCCAGAGAATGCGATTTAGGCTTCCGACTCTGTGGCTTTTGGGTCTGTATCACCGACTAGAACATTCGAAACCGTTTCGCACCATATTTCGAAAGTTTTGACAGGTTTCCCAGCAGCCTCGCGCTTCATAGCGTGATACGCCAAGAACATCAGATCCGAAAGACCGATCTTCTCCTGCGCCTGACTGATGATATGTCCGGTCGATTTCTCCCACTTAACCCACTCTGGCGGAGCCGCCACGTATGTAACGGCTTCGCCCGAGTTATATTCGATTGTGATAGGTAGTTTCATTTTTGCTCCCGATTGTTTGATTTAGAATGTTTCTGATGGATTTCCGACGACTGTGAAATTGAGTGAAACTGTTTGTGCATCTGGTGCAGTTCCGCCGATTGATGGAACTTCTGGCATTACGTTAAACGTAAAGACTGCGCCAGTAGCGGCAGTTAGTGAAGCCGCGAGAGTTGTATTTGGTGCGGTTTCCCATGCTGTCCAGAGTGCTTCGCATAGCGATGAAGCAGCGCCCCAGTCCGCAAGCATTTCAAGTGCGAATGACCACTGATCGTCGATGTGCTTGTAAGCCTTTCCATCGAGTGTCTGATAGGTGGCAATAGTTGGTGAGTTGCTTAGAACCGCGCTGGTCGCCTGCGCGTCGTAATTAACGGTTGCGATCGTCAGCACTAGATCGCGACCGGTGATGATCGTTGTTGGCACGTTATCTCCTTAGTTGGTTTGGTTGTAATAGGTCGAGACTTCGATCTCGCAAGCGAGTATCTCTGAAGCGCCTATGGTAATCGGAGTTGGATTAGACACAGATCCCACTGTGTAACCTGACGGAATAACCGCCAGAATGCTAATTACGAGCTGCTCGATGTTGTCGAGTGCTGCTGCATTGGAATAAATTGCAGTACCTACGACGATGCGAAGATTGATCTTGACTTTGACTGTTGATTTACCGATCAACGTACTTTCAAGATATGGAGCCGATGGGACAACCGCGGCGAATGGAACCATCGGAGCCTCTGGGACGAAGTCGTACGTGTTAGCCGCAACGCTTGAGATTGCTGTCTTTAGCGCTCCGCGGACATTTACCGCGATCGATGACGCTGGCATTACTGCACGATCGTTTCGACGTCGAGATACGGCTGAAGAAGTGCCGAAATTCTGTTCGTGAGACTGCGACCCATTCTGTACGGCGAACTAGCGAAATCGACGCCTTCAATTTGTCCGCCAGCAGCAATTCGACTCTGGAAGATTTCAACGCAGACCGCGTACATCGCGGACTCGATTGCTGGAGTTGCTGCGTATAAGGTCGCAGCGGAATAACCTGAAAGTGTGGCAGTGCCATTCGGAATGATCTGGCGAAGAGTTACATTTGCATTTGTGAGCGCTGCTGTGAAGTAGTAATCCTCAACTTCGACGACTGTGTGAGTCGCGCTGAATGGTGCTGGCAGACCGGCAACGATCACTGATTGTCCAGCAACGAAATTGTGAACTCGCTGGCAATAAAAGAACGCAACGTTATCGACCAATTTGTATTCGGTAACGGCTGACTGATTTGCGACAAGCATTGGAAGAATTACATTTTCACCTGAGTCGATTATTTGCTCAAGGTAAGCATCGTTATAGAGAGACGAACTTACGCCAAGAACTGATCGCAACTGTGCGGCTGTGATGATCGATGGCATAAGTCCGTCCCTTTCTACTGCTGCGCTACGTTCGGGAGCGACCGCAGCGCATGATTAATTGTGGCGATTAAGCCTTGTTGTTCTTGAATGCGCCAGCGCCGATCTTTGTGGCGATAGCCCCATATCCGTACATCATGATCGAGATTTGACCAGTTGCAATTACGTCTGCGCGTAGTTGGTAAGTTGGAGACTCGTACCATGTGTAAGCCTCTGGATTTACAATTAAGATCGATCCATCGGTGTCAGTTGTCGCTGCTGTGTTAGCAGTTACGTAAAGATCAAGTCCGGCAACGTTTCCGCGGATTGAGTCTGGACGTACATCGCCGCCGCTATTTGACGGATTGGCAGCGTTGTAAATTGGGCGTCCGCTGTCGTTAAGTGTCATTACGTTAGACCACTGTGAAGTGTTCATGATGATGTTACGAGCGAAGCCCTGAGTGCCTGAATAAACTGAAGCAGCACCGCGAGCGATGATACCAAGAAGTTCAGCAGCAGTTGGATATGTTGCCACTGTTGTAGCGTCAGCAGATGCGCCAGAAACAAGTGCAGCATTCACTGCTGTATCTGTAACTTTTGCATATTGTGCAGCCATGTTGCGCATCAATTCATCGATGAAAAGTGGAGAACTTCTGTCAAATAATTCAACGCTGAAGGTCTGGGAGCCACTGTACTTTTTGACAGACACGCTCAAGAATTCAGAATTTTGATCGACATCAGCGACTGTGCCGCCTTCTGCTTCTTCAGTTACTGATGGAAGTTGTGTGATCTTTGGAATTTCGAACGTCATTCCTGCGTCTGGAAGTGCGCCGCGTGAAATTGCATCGATGTTTGAACGTGTTGCGTTAGCAAGTCCGTTGATTACGGTTGTGAGTTGGCGTGTTGGCACCAAGCCCGCATTGTCTGTTGTATCTGCTGCGGCGGCAACGTAGGCACGTGCGTCTTCGCTGCCGAGCGCTGCACGAATTGTCATTTCGAGCTGCTTTCCAGCAGAGAAATCAAGTCGCGGCTTTGTTGTGAATGTACCAGCAGGCTTTGCACTTGCTGTGATTGACTGTGCGGCTTCGACCGTCTCTACGGCTGAAGCGTCATTGACGGTGTTTTCCACTTCGTCTCCTTCTGTTGTTGTTGTTGGTTGTACTGCATCTGACTCTGCTTCCGCAGTTTCAGAATTCTCATCTTCGGCTTCAGTCGCCGCGACTTCAGATACTCGAGCGCTTCGTACGGCTGGTTCAGTAACAAGCGCTACGCCTGTCATTTCGCCAGCGAGAACGCGCATTGATCCGTCCTTTTCCATCGTGTATTCATCGACGGCTAATTCAATCGAGAACCCATCGCGCAATCCCGACATGGCTTCTTCGAGCGCGTCTGATCCCGCGGTGGTGTTCGCGATTTTGAACGTTGCATCGATTGAGTCTTCGTTCACTGTCATCGATAAAGTTTTGCCGATTGGACGTGTGCGATCGTGTTCGAGATTTAGTTTTACGT